CATGAAATCTATGATTTCGCAAATGAGGGAAAGCAAGGTATAGTTATGACAGCACTAACCAACCTCCTCTCAAAGAATAAGAATTTTGAGAAGGTAGGAGTAGTAAAAATACAGAGGTCGGGCAACGAAGACTACCCTGAATTTGGTGGTAAAGAAGTCTGCATCTGGAAAGTTAGAGATTCAAATGTCAGTCAAAACGACTGACTTTGATATTGGGTTGTCGCCCAAAATGCAAAAGATTAGAGCGTGTAAATGTTTATAGGCTTGAACTACTGTGTTAAAGATAGAACGGAACTGCTTTAGTGTTCCACGAAAAAAGGTGAAAAAATATGACTGATGTGAACCAATTGGAACAACAACTGAATGAACAAATGAACGAAGGACTCATTACCGAGTTTGAAATGCGACGAATTATGAGTCGTGCAACGGGTGGAGTTTATCTTGATGCAACGCAAAAAGAGCAATACGCAACTGCAAGCGAATACATCAACGAAACGCTGAACACGCTTTTGACTCTTGGAGTTATCAGCGAAAAGCGAATTGCTTCAACCCGCCGAAAGATGGAAAAGGCCGTTGTCAAGCATTTGACTAATGGTGGTGAATTTACTTCGGAAGGCCGACCTGTTTTTGGAGAGTGAGATAAATGGTGAAATTGACGATTTTGAATGAAACGGGACACACCGAACTTTCTCTTTCTGCAAGTGAGGTTCTTGACCAGATTATTGAGCATCCGACTCATTGGACTTATGTTGATGGAGAACTCGTAACTCGTGAGGATATTACCAACATCAACTTTGATGAAGTCAATGAAGTTATGCTCGCTCAGGCAATTGTTGGTGGAAACGAGTAAGGATTTTTATATAATCCAATTGTAGGCTTGGTTTGACCTACTCTTATGTAGCCGAATTGCGGTTAGAACCATTTTTTTAAAAAGTGATTAATATGATTGAATTAACAGAAATTGATACTGATATTTTGGAAGGCCTGACTATTTATTTGGCTGAGGACTATCGTGAAAATAAAACAGCAACCACCTCATATAGTAACCCATTTCATTGGATGAAATGTAAATTTACTATTTTAGGTGTTAAATCTCAAGTTGAAGAATTAAAGAAAAAACATTTCATTACGGCAAATGTATATAAAAATGAACTAATTAATTTATTGAGAAGAACCTGTCAATACAAAAACGGGAAAAGTCAAGAACGACGAATTAAAGAGGCTCTTGAAATTTTTACTTATCTTGACATTGAAGCAGAATTTGAAGAGGGCTTAGAATGAAGGCAATATGGTATACTATTAAGAACATCCCTAAATTATACCTTACCTTCCGTGAAGAAATTAAGCGGGCGAAGCAACACGATAAAGATGTTAAGATGTATGGAGGTTTGGAAATACTTCTTCGTCATTTTGAAGAAGCAGTAGATTCGGATTTACCCGAAGAACTAAAATCCTTGTATTTGACTGAACTTATACAAGTTTATAATAACATGGACTATAACACTAAGGATGATGTCCATGTTAGTGCTCTTAAAAAATATTGTAATGATTACAATGTAGAATACATACGGCGAGATGGCTGAGCATGGTTAAAAGCGCAGGGCTTAAAATCCTGTTCCTAAGTGATTCGTGGGTTCAAATCCCACTCTCGCCACTTTGGGCATATGGTGTAATGGATAGCATTTTGGCCTTCTAAGCCGAAGATGGGGGTTCAATTCCCTCTATGCCCGCCTATTCATAGGGAGGTAGGAGAATGAAAAAGAAAGAAATTGACAAAATAGCAAAAGAAATAGAAACCTTGAATGTAGTCGTTATTGGCTACGAGATTAAAAAACATCTAATATTCAAGATTCAAAACAAAGATACAGGGACAATTAAAACTGTCAGCGTGTCTAAAAGCCCTAAAGTAAAGGGTATCTATCATGAAATTAAATCTTCAGTTAGGAAGGTTTTCAGAAAGGATGGTGAACAAATATGAAATGTATAACATGTAAAAAGAAAATAATTGTGGATAAAGATACCAAGCAGCCTTATGGTGCAGTTAGTGTAATTACGCTACCTACATCTACAAGCAAGCATGGTAAAAAAGATAAGGAAATTACGGTAAAAGCACCAATATCATGGGCAAATGTAAATACACAACCTCTTTATGGTTTTATTTGTGATGATTGTTATAACCCTAGGTATGCTAAGGATTACAACGCCTTTATAGGTAGAATCTAAACTTTTATAACAATGGAACAATATGAAAAAAATACTGGAAGTGAAATTATGCCAGACATAAACCCTAATGAAATTTTGAGCGATATTACTGTTCATATGAAATATGCAAAATACATCCCAGAACTACAACGAAGAGAGACTTGGGATGAACTTTGTGATAGAAATATGAATATGCATATTAAGAAATACCCTAATTTGGAAGAAGTGATTACTAATGCCTATGAATTTGTGAGAAGTAAGAAAATTCTACCATCTATGCGTTCAATGCAATTTGCTGGAAAGCCTATTGAATTGAGCCCTAACCGAATCTATAACTGTGCCTATATGCCTATTGATAACATAGCAGCATTTAGTGAGTCAATGTTCCTTTTACTTGGAGGGACAGGTGTTGGATATTCAGTCCAAAAACACCATGTATCACGATTGCCTCCTGTTATACACCCCAACCCTAATAGAAAACGCCGATATTTAATTGGTGATTCTATTGAAGGATGGGCTGATGCAGTTAAGGTCTTAGTTAAATCATACTTTGGACAAAACACATCAACACCAATCTTTGATTATTCTGATGTGCGATTAAAAGGTGAACGATTAATCACATCTGGAGGAAAAGCCCCAGGCCCTGAACCACTAAAAATTGCCATTAATAAAATAGAAGGTATTCTAAAAAATACTACTAATTATGAGCAATTAGAACCTATTCAAGTGCATGATATTATGTGTCATATTGCTGATGCAGTTTTGGCTGGTGGTATTCGTCGTGCGGCTCTAATTTCTTTGTTTAGCCGTGATGATTATGATATGCTTACTGCAAAATCAGGTAATTGGTGGGAACTAAATCCTCAGCGTGGGCGAGCAAACAATTCTGCCGTATTAGTGCGAAGTAAAGTTGAGAAAAAGGACTTTGATGAACTATGGAATTATATTGAAGCATCTGGTGCTGGTGAACCAGGAATTTATTTTACCAATGATAAAGATTGGGGCACTAACCCATGCTGTGAAATCGCATTACGACCAAATCAATTTTGTAACTTGGTAGAAATTAACTCTTCTGATGTTATTGACGAAGAGGATTTAATTAAAAGAGCAGTAGCCGCTACCATTATTGCTACCCTACAAGCAGGTTATACTGATTTTCATTATCTAAGGGAGATTTGGCAAAAAAATACCGAGCGTGATGCATTAATTGGTGTATCTATGACAGGTATTGCTTCTAACCGTGTTAAGAAAATGGATTTTAAGCGTATCACTAATGCAATTAAAGCAACTAATGAATCAATAGCAAAAGAAATTGGAATTAACCCTGCGGCAAGACAAACTTGTGTTAAACCAGCAGGAACTACTTCATGTGTTCTTGGAACATCAAGTGGTATTCACGCATGGCATGACGAATTTTATATTAGAAGAATCCGTGTTGGAAAGAATGAGGCTATCTATGATTATCTGGCTCAAAATCACCCAGAACTGATTGAGGATGAATACTTCCGACCACATGATACGGCGGTCATTTCATTACCCCAAAAAGCACCAGAAAAAGCCATCCTCCGAGGCGAAGAAACGGCTTTGAATATGCTTCATAGGGTTAAGAATATCAGTCGCACATGGGTCAAAGGAGGCCATGTTTCGGGCATGAACTCCCATAATGTGTCGGCTACTGTATCTATTCGTAAATATGAATGGGATGAAGTCGGGGAATGGATGTGGACAAACAGAAAATACTACAATGGCCTGTCTGTTTTACCCTATGACGGAGGAACATATAAGCAAGCCCCGTTTGAGACAATTAGAATGGGTGCTTACTACGATTTATTGAATACCTTGACAAAGGTAGATTTAACAAAGGTGATAGAGTCAGAAGATAACACAGACCTAAGCGGAGAAATTGCTTGCGCTGGCGGGTCTTGTGAAATTTTTTGATTCTCCTCAAAGATGGTAACTACCCATCAAAAGATAAACAATGGAGAAATAAGTATGAGCGAAAGCAAGGAAGAAAAACATGAAGTATATAGAGTCACATCGTTAAAATCCAACGGTTCAGTTTGGACTAAACAATATGACGGCGAAATAGATTGGAATAAGGTCGTTCCTTTACTATTGAGTAAGTTTCCTCACATTTTGTTGAGCAAGCAAACTCTAAAACAAGACCCACTAACACACCTAATGAACATGGAGTGATAAATATGACACCAATTGGAAATGGAAGAAAAAGAAAAGAAGTAGAATTTAGGCTGATTAACAGCGAAGAAATGCCCCCTGTCGTGATTAAGTCTCACGAGGATAACAATGGTTTGGTTATTGTTCTTAACCAATATCATAATGTCTGGTTGGCTTTGCACCGAAACACAATTCCTGGAATTACAGAATCGTTGCATTCCAAACTTAATGAACTGTGCGACACGCATTTGGAAGAGCAGATAGCATTTAGGAGGTTTGACCATGAATGATTTTGTAGAAACACATCATGCTATTGGCGAACAACTTGATGTTATTAATGTTAATCGTTCAGGTGCTTTGAATAAGGCTTTAATTGAACGACTAACAGCAGAATCAGTTTCGGATGATTGGGAACAAGCAAAACATGAATGGAAGGCAACGGGAAATACATGGTATATTCCTTTGCGTGATAATCCAAACCGACTACCCCCAGAACATTTGGCTAAACACCCACATTATTGTATCTGTGGACATGAGATTGCATGGCATTTTGAAATTGAAAATACTGAGAATGGAAATCTTGAAATTCTTGGTAGCGAACACATCACTAATTGGATGATTATTCGCCACTTGATTGAAAATAAAGGTCTAAACCCTGACACCATTACTGAAGAATTGATTCAAGAATGGTTGAAAGAAGCAGTTAAGTCAATGAAGGCTGAATGGTGGTGGAATGAATATGGTGATGAATGGGAAGAATTGTTCAACGAAGTTAAAGAGTTGGATTTGCGAGTCAATGTTCGCAATAAGGGTAATCGTTATTCCCATGCAACCCGACGATATGAACCACAATATGTAATTGCTAAAACGAAAAGTGGTTCTTTGGGTAATATGGCCTCAGTAGTTTGGCGTTGGAATCATCCCAATAATCCAAGAAAACAAATTGAAACCCGTGGTTATCCTAATGAAAAACTATGGCGTGATGTGCAACTTTTGTTTGCTAAGAAGGAACGCTTTACACGAATGATGGATAACAAAGACGAAGAGAGACAAGCCCGAATGGAATATATTAACCCTACTAAAATTATTGCAAAGGATATAAAGGCCTCCGTCTACCAAAATAGAGCAAGTGAGGCCATTGAAGAAGCATTGGCTTTGTATGATTTGCCCCTATTTTCAGTAGAGGATGGTCGTAATGATTGGGAAAAGCGTTTCATTGAAAGTATCATAAATCAAGTTATGATTGGAAAAGAGTTGAGTGAGAAACAATTGAATAAAATTATGCAAATTGTAGGTGGAAAAAATGAGTGAAGAAACATTAAATTTTAGAATTAGACATGCATCAGATGATAGAACGAGTATCTTAGAAACACCACTATCATCAAGAAATATACGAAGAAGTAGAAATGTAGATATTTATGCACGACGAGGTAATCGTTCTGATGCTACTGAACCAACGATTCAGTCTATCTATCAATCATTGAAAAATAATGATATTATTGGTATTGTTAGGCGAAGTCCACGACCTGTTCTTTTCCGTATTGGTCGTTGTCGTTATTTAATTTCTATTCACAAAGATGGTGCACGATACGCTATCAATGGTGAAAAGTGTAATGTAGAAATTATTCTTAAAGCATTATCAAGGACAATTATGAGAGCCGCTTATTTAGACGGTAAAGGTGTAGAAGCACAAGAAGCACTTGACGATTACCTTAACCGATGTATTAACATCCCTGAGAATGTAGCATATGCTATGGAAAACCGTGTGCCTTACCATTTTTATGAACGAGAAGGTAATGAAATTCATAAGCGTTTAACTCGTTTGAATCTGATGCAAATTGATGAAGACCAATTCGCAATTGAAATTACTTCTGGTCTATGGGGTCAAATTGGTGTTAAGGAATTGAATTCGTTGGTGGACAGTTATCTTGTCGGGCGTAAGCGTTCTAAGAAATGGTCTAATTTGCCTCCAGCCAAGTTATATTATCAAACTGTGGGTAAGAAACCTACAATGGCTCAAGTTAAAGTTATGAAAGAGTTTCTAAAGCAGAACCGTAAGCCCGAAGGTGCTGAAAAGCGAGCCATGCAATTGTTTGAGAATATGTGTCGTGATTACCCTGAAATTACTAAGGGTCAGCATAACGGTGTCCTTGCAATGTTTGTTCGTGGTAAATATGCAGATTGGATGATTGTTGATAATCAGTCAAAGCGTGGCATTCAGGATGTTTCAACCTATGTTTTAACGACAGGAACTGCTGGAGAGGCTCAAAAAGTCCCATTTAGTCATCCTATTATTAACAATACTGATAGAGTTGCAAAATGGTCTGGCCCGATTTGTATTGACAACCTAAGTAACGGTGCTACAAAAGGTGACCAATTTGCCGCAAGAGCATTTGCTTGTAAAAATGATTCTATGTTGAAGAAACTTGTTTCAACGGTTTCACGATACATACAACATCATGCTGAAAATCAACAGGATATTAGGTTGGATTGGGATGCCGTGTGTGAATTGTCAAGCGAAGCACCTGAAATTAAATCGTGATATTGGGTTGCCCGTTTGTCAAGAATGTGGTTGCATACAAGCATATAGGATTATAGAAATCGGAAGACTAACTGAAGTAAAAGAGGTAAAGACTTCTGAGTTACTATTACTATGTAATCAATTTGATATTGATATAATTGATGAGGTCAATAAAAATCATGTTCATATCAGCAAAACAACGCTGTATCAAGGATATGATTTGGCCGAAAGAGCCTGTGCAATTTTGTATTACACGATGAGAGATAATAATAGACCAGCAATACTGAGAGATTACTGTAAGTTTTTAGGATGTAGACCAAGTAAGGGCTCTAAACTTAGCAGGAAGATTGCAAGATACTATTCAAATTCTGGAGTGTTTGGTTTAAATGATATTGACGAGTTTTTGTCTAATCACGGAATTGATAATCCACAAGTTGCTAAGGCTTGTAAAGATTGGGAAGAGCAAGAAACCTTGACAAGAGGTGTTATTGCTGCTTTTGTATATGTCCACACATCATATACCCAAAAAGAAGTGTGTGAAAAATTAGGCATTAGTTTGCCGAGACTAAAAAGAAATATAAAGAAGGTGAAAATATGAAGAATGTAAAAACGAGAAATGTGCTGATTATTGGGGCAGGTGGAATTGGAAGTTTCCTTATTCCACTTTTGGATAAGACTGGACTCTACAATATGACGGTTTATGACCCTGATATTGTGGAAGAAAAGAATATTTCCTACCAAAACTTCTCTAAGATGGAAATTGATACAAAAAAGGTAGATGCTATGGCTAAGCGATATAAAATCGTGGCTAAGCCCTTCCCTGTTTTAACCCCTAATCAGATTGAAGGATTTGATTTGGTTGTCTGTTGTGCTGATAATCTTGATATTCGTAGGGTTATGTATAACTCAGGCGTTAAATGGCTTGACCTAAGAGCGCAAGGAAGGAATGCGGCTATGATTTCATTTCAAGAAGACCCTAAGTTTTACAATGCATTTACAAGCGGGCCTGATGGTTCATTTTCATGTCAAGGTAATGATTGGGATGGAAAGCCAGAAGGTGTAAAGTTTATGCAGGTTGTTATTGCAGGTTATGGTGCTCAATGGATGCAAAATTATTTCATTGGGAACTATGTGGAAAAGCACTTTAGGATTAACGGGTGATTTAGATGGGATTACTAAGTTGGTTAATTGGTGCAGCAATTGGAATTTCTACATTGGACGATGATGGATGTGATGATGATGGAGAATAAAGAAAATAAAGAACAAATAAAAGGCTGGATTGTCGGCATGGGAACGGGAAATGCTACCTGTCGTGTGTGTGGACAAATAATTACGACTGAACAAAGCAATATTAAATTGGTAGGGTATCGTGTAAGTGGGCAGATTCATTCTAACCCATTTGATTGTTCTGCTGAACGACAGATTGCACTTGGGTTTGAACCATTGGAGGAATAATCATGACAGTAGTATATGATTGTAAAAAATGTGGTCGTCATTATGAACGAGAAACCCCTGTTATCGTTAATGTTATTACCTGTTGCGGTGTTGCTTCTACATGGAAGGTGAGCGAATGATAGTAAATGAATTTGCTGTTACATCTATTGCCGCCCCTACACAAATTGAGGGAACTCTTACCAATGGGAGTGAATTTTATTTGAGGTTTAGGAATTGTAGTTTTTACGCTGAAGTAGATGGTAAGTGTATCAAAAGGCAATACATACCTCATATCGGAGATGATGTTTGGAATAGAGATTATATGCCCACTAAGAGTATGTTTCATCTTGCTGGTTTTACCTTTTATGTGGAGGAAGAATAATGTGTGGTGCTATGAAAACTCCTTGTGAGAACCGCTTCTGCGAAAATTGGACATTGAATTTTTATTGTGATGAATGCATGGAGGAATCAGAATGAATCCCATAATTACTCTTTTTATCTGGATTTTATTTGTTGGTTTTATATCTGAAATTCTTTATAGGGTAACATCGGATTATTCTGAGCCAAACAATCTATTGGGTGAAGAAGAATGAAATATAAAAATACAATGAGAGAAATGAATTGCACTAAATGTGGTGTATGTATCGGTAAATCTGTCCATCAACTAAACAATCAAGTTTTCTGGTGTTTTGGATGTGCAGAAGAAACTGAGAAAATGTGGAGGGATAAAGTATGAATATTTTTTACTTGCATGAAAATCCAAACATTGCCGCAGTTATGCACAATGATGCACATTGTATCAAGATGATTCTTGAAACTGCTCAAATGCTTTCAACGGCTCATCGTGTTGTAGACCAATACTATTATTGTAATGACGATGATGAATATGTGTTTCAAAAGTTGCCCGAAGACAAACTCAATGTTCTCTATAAAACTGCACATATCAGCCACCCCTCTACTATTTGGGTTCGTTCAAGTCTTCAGCATTATCAATGGACATACGAATTGTTTGAAGCCCTTTGTATAGAATACACTTATCGTTATGGGAAAGAACACAAGACTGACAGATGCTTGCGAGAAGTCTTGCGTAATCCTCCAATGTTAATTGAGGATAATGGATTTACCCAGCCACCCCAATGTATGCCTGATGAATACAAAACGGAATGCTCTATTCAAGCATACCGAAATTATTATCGTGGTGATAAACAATGGAACAGTTGGCGAAGTAAATACACTAAGCGAGCAAAACCAAAATGGATGTGAAAAAATGATAGAAGATGAAGAAATTACCCTAAGTGAATGGAATAAAGAAAAGCGTTTTCTTAAAAATGTGTATAAACACTATGGAAACACAGAACAGTTCTGGGGTGCTATTTGGGATTTAAGCACTACTAGACTTCCTGGCCTTGAAGTTTCAGTAGTAATTGACCGTGATGAAAAGTTGTTTATCAGTAAGGGAACGGCCTCATTTGTTGATTATAAAGATGAGAGTGTTAAGGGTATGACTATTCCTATGAAATGTTGGATTCATACCCACCCATTCGGTAAGGCTTATTTTAGTCAGACCGATTGGAATACCTTGAGGGTTCAGCGACCAATTCTTGATTCGGCAATTGTGTTAGGTAATGGAGAGTATTGCACATGGGAAAAGGAAGAAAACCATCAGATTTTGAGACACACAAAAGTGTGGATAGCAGACGAGTCAGAAGAGTAAGGTTTCCCGTATTAACAAATATGTGCATCGTTTGTCCTATATGTAGTGGGGCTGGTTGTAATGTTTGTAATCAAACAGGAGAGTATGAATTAGAATACACGCCTTATGTAGAAATACAAAGACCTCTGATTATAAAATATGTTGCTGATAATATAAAAGTTGTCTCAAGTGAGTTATCCAGACTATATGGAAAAACACCAGAGATTGATACTGAAATAGTAGCAAATGGTTATGAAGTAATACGAATAGATTCGTTAAGTGGTTCGGTTTGGATTGCGCTGAGCCTTGATAAGAATGAAAATCCGAAATACTTTTATCAAAAGGAGAGTATGGAAAAATGGTTAGTAAAAGAGAAGTAAGAGAAATATTTAGAACGGTTGCACCAAACCGTCAATTACCTGAATCTACATTGGAAGAATTTGCTTTTAGGGCAAAATCACTATTGGAGATTTATGCCTCTATGTGTGAATTTCAGGCTGGAGGTGAAGAATCAAACAAGCGATTGACTATACATGATGTCAAACTTGCATTTTTGAGAATGGAGGATTTGCTTACCCGTTCCCCTCAGGTGGAAAAACAAGCAGAAGAAGAAGAACTTTCTCAACAAGAGAAGGTTGAAAGAGCCATGATGCTTGAAAACGAAGCACCGTGGAAACATAGAAGAGAAAAAGAAGAAGAAGAAGAAGAAGAATTTGGAGAGTGGAATAATGAATTGGAATGAATTTGCAGAAATTAACGAGAGATTTATGACTATGACACCTACACAAATGGTGAAATATTATGATGAAAACATCAATACAGATGAACAGCAGGCTATCTCTATGCTAAATCTTTGGGCAGGAAATTACCCGAATAAAGGTGTGGGTGAAGCAGGACTAATCAGCCGTATTGCAGAAAAAATGAATGTTGATGTAGATGTTATTGAAGGTTTTATTGACACCTTCGGTGGACTTGGTGAAGCGGTTGAGGAATTAACTGAAGGTAATGAACATAACAATACGCTAATTACAGTTAGGAGTATTCACAATGCCTTGAGTAGTCCTGTCTATGACCGTGAAGAAACCTATGGTTTGCTCATGGCCGCATGGGACTCGCTAAATCACATTGGGAAGCGTTGGATGTTAGCATTTGCTCTCAACGAAACCCGCAACAAATGTGGTAAGAATGTTGTTAAGAAAATTATGAATAAGACCTACGGTGTTCCTAATGATGATATTAAGAAGGCTACCTCCTTTTTGAGCATGGGAGAATGTATTGAACAGTCTGTATCAAATGGTGCGATTGTATGTGTTCCCGAAGCAGGGAATTATATGAATCCAATGCTTGCTAAAAATATCAACTTTACAGTTCGTGGAAAGAAATTTTGTGATTACAAATACGACGGAATTCGTGCTCAGATTCATCAGAACGAAGATGGTATTACCATCTATAACCGAAAGGGTGATAATATTACCTCCAAGTTTGAAAATGACCTCATCCCAATTATTAAAGAAAACACAGACCCCGTGGATTGGATTGTTGATGGTGAGATTTTCCCTGTTGATACCAATGGAAACCCTGCTGATTTCAAAAATATCATGAGTCGTATTCATGGGAAGACTGAAGAGGTTATTTATCGTCATGAAGTAAAACTTGTTTTGTTTGATTGTTTGATGTATGGTGGACAACCTGTGTTTGAAGACCCATTGAACACACGACTTCAAACTTTGAATATGCACTTTGGCGAGGATATTCTCGCACATACGGTGGAAATTGAAAGCCATGAAGAGTTTTTAGATGTCTATAATGAAGCAATTGAATCTGGTTATGAAGGTGTTATTGTTAAATCACCTAACGCCATTTATCAATTTGGTGCAAGGTCTAAGGATTGGGCTAAATACAAACCGCCATTGGTTGATGTTGATTGTATTATTACTGATGCGGCAGAAGGTCGTGGAAAGCGTGTTGGTGTTTATGCTTCTTTTAAGATTGCTATTAAGAATGGAAATGACTTAGTTCCTATTGGTTGGGTAGGTTCAGGTTTTACAGAATCAGACCTAAACTTCTTAAGCCAGCAGTATAATACATTAGGTGCAGGGAATATGATTATTGAAGTCAAGGGCGACATTCTCACTCAAAATGAAAACGGAGAGTATGGTTTGCGATTCCCTCGCTATGTAAAATACCGAGATGATAAAGACCAACCAACACAATTAGAAGAGTTGATTTAATGAATATTAGAAATATAGAAGAAGGAAAATTATGTCATTACTGCCGAGAACCATTTAACGGTGCAGAAGAAGGCTTAGTTCAAGATATACCGACGGGCGAATCTTATTACCATTTGCGATGCGGTGGAAAACTAATGCTGTATAGGATTGAAGGTGTCTTGCCCAAACATTTGTTTGATGCTTGTATTAAAGAACTTCAAAATCCCTTACCCATTACTTTGAGTGACCCTAATCAAACAACGCTTGATACATCTGAGGAATAATAATGTTCAACAATGGGGAATTAAGTGGAATTTTACTAACAATTGCCCGACCTGAAATTACAAGTTATCAATCTAATACAAGTAAAACAGGATGGAACATTAGAGTTAGAATTATGTTTAGAGCATCACATGAGTTTTTAGTAGCATTGGAGAGAAAATTTAACTCCTTAGATATTGAATGTAATTTAAGAACTGTTGAAGGGCCAAATAGAAAAGCACCCGTATTAATTATAGGTAAAAAGGCCGCACTTGACGCAGTTAGAGAACTAATGAATAAAAATCTCCCGTGTTCACATGCAGATTGGCGACTATTTGATGCAGTATCGGAAGAAATATCAAACAAGAATCATTTGGAAGAAGAAGGAATGAATAGAATTAGAGAGATGATGAATGATGAAAACTACTTCAACGAAATTTAAATTGCTTGTAGGTGGAAATGGTGCTGGAAAAACCAGAAGAGCCAAACAAATTTTAGGTAGCAGACCATTTGTAGTGATGGATGCATCAGATATTACAATTGATGACATATATTCATACCCCAAAAATCACGGCATTCTTATTGAAGATGTCCATTACAAACCTGAGACTAAGAAAATTATCAACATCTTAACAATTCACAAATTTGTAGTGCTGACTTCTATCAATGAGAAAGATGTTCCTAAGTCAATTATGAATATGTGTGTGAGAAAGCGAATGGGACAAACAGATAATCGTCAAGAATATATTAAATTAGACGCACCAAATTGTTCCAAACCATTAAAGTATGATAAAAGCGTCTATGATTTGAACATTGAGTATTTAAAGAACAAGGACAGACATGAGGTTTTGAGTTATATGAAATATAATGACCCTTCCGATATGCAAATTCTAAGTTGGGTTGCCCCAAATATTGATGTTAGAAAGATTGCATTTTCTGACCAGATTATGAGAAGGTGGTCTAAAGATTACTTTAGGGAAATCTTTGTCTTTTCTTGGAATGGTAACCACCACGGAAGAGTAAATTTTCCTCAAAGGAACTCTTATTCTCCTGTTCCCAAGATTTGTCATAAATTGGGTCTTAAAGAAAAGGATGCTTACCTTGTGAAAGCATATCTCAAAAACCCTGAATGGAAAGCATGGGCAATTTCAAAACTTGACGCAGAAGAATGTAAAATTCTTGGGTTGAAAAAACCGAGAAAGCAAACAATCAGATACACTAATACTAAGTTGGGTGATTTTTAATGAGAAAATCGCAAGGAGTATCATTTACAGTTTGGCTTGCTGATGTAGTAAAAGCGGGTAGGTTTAAAATTATAGACCTGTCTAAGTTATATGATGACGATGTGGATTCTTCGGAAGTAAAGGTGGGTGATTAAATAGGTAAGAAAATGAACAAAAGTTATGCTGAGAGATATATTGATAGGGCTATGAATGATGGTGAGGAAAGAACCTCAAACGGCATTATCAATGCTATTATGTCCTACATTGAAGAAAACGGTGGGACATTTACATATGTTCCGACAGAAAGAAAAGTAACTTCTTATGTAGGAAAAAATAAAAGATATAAAATTACAAAGAAATCAAATAGCAAACATTCTACTATGTATGTTAAAACGAAATTATGTAATGTATGTGATGGTTCTGGATTTAAGAATCATGAGAATTGTAAGGGGTGTAATACACCCAAAATAAAATGTGAAAAATGTGCTGGTTCAGGGCAAGCACTTGAAATGCCCTGTGGTTATTGTAAAGGATTAGGAGAGATTGAAAATGAATTGGACAGAAAAATACAGACCAAAGAAGATTGAAGAGATTGTAGGACAACATAAATTTGTAGAAGACGCATTATCATGGATAGATAAAACTAACCTTCCTAACATTCTATTGTATGGAAGGCCAGGAACAGGTAAAACATCAGCCGCTTATGTATTGGCTTTACAGTATCTTGGTGATGAGATTAGAAATAACTTCATGGAAATTAATGCAAGTCAAGATAGAAAGTTAGAAACTATTCGTAACACTATCACTAATTTTGCAAATACTAAGGGCACAGATAATGTTCCCTTCAAGATTATTCTACTTGATGAAATTGATGGTATGCTTAAGGACTCGCAACGAGCCTTAAAGAGAACTATGGAAAGAGCCACAGGAGTTCGTTTTATAATTACATGTAATGACGAGACTTCAGTAGATTATGCTATCCGTAGTCGTTGTGCAAATTATCACTTTTCGTCATTGGATAATGAGTCCATGACAAGTATGCTTAAAAATATCTGTGAGAATGAAAATCTTTCATTCCCAGATGAGGATATACAATCTTTTGCTGGTATGATGAACGGAGATATGAGAAGGGCGGTTAATGAATTACAAGCAGTTGCCTTTACTAATTCTGATTTGAAAACTAAAGCAAAGGAATTTATGAACGACTATTATGATATAGTTAAGTATTTGACAGACGACCCAAACAAAGCGCATGGTCTTTTGATGAAGCGTGTTTTAATGGGCGTTTCTGTCGTAGAAATTTGTGTTAATCTACATCATTGTGTATTAGATATGAAATTGGACAGGGGGACTACATTTAAGTGCCTCAGCGCAATTGGAGAAATGGAATGGAGGCAAAGGGTAATGACTCCGAAAATTATTGTGTCATGGTTTGTGGCGCAATTTACCCATTAAACAAAAAAGGTGAAAAAAATGAATGAAAGAATGATGAATGAACTGAACGGATTGGCTAACAAACTTGGTATCAGTTTTGAAGAAATGACAACGAAAATGGAAGAAATTGCAACTGCTAACGGGTTGGATTTGCAAAATGAAAAACACATGAGGTCTGCTCTTGCTTTGACTCGCCAATTTGTGCGAAGTTCAACAAGGAAAAGCACCCGAACCTCAAGTGATTCTTTTGGTGATATGGCTTTTGGATTTATCGTCGGTGCTGAACCAGCCCGTGATATTCAAGAATGGAGTCGTAAAACTCTCTTGAATGATTACAACTCAAACGCTAATACTGTCTTTAATGAAGGTCGTGTTGCTGAAGTTGTTTTGGAAAATGGTGTCTATGAAAAGAGCCAATTGCGAAACGGAGAGGTTGAAACAAAGGTTATTCCCGACCTTCCTAACTCTTCTATTGAGGTTGATGAAGGAAAGTGGATTGTTCCTATTGATAACTTGGAAGCATATTCAAGTGGTGATAAGAACAGTCGTTTCGGTAAGCCTCTCCCTGCTGAAGAATGGCGACGACGAGTTCACTTTATCGCTAAGAAAGAAGGTGGAGATTTTCAATATTGGACTTTGGGTTTGAAGGACACTCTCGCTAAGAATTGGTCTGTTGAAAACTTCCGATGGGTTCACCTTCATGCCTTCTTTAACGATGAGCGAAACGCTTGTTATGGGATTAAGACCAGCACACTTGGTTCTATCCGCTATAACGATAATCTTGATGCCGAAGATGATTTGTTTGTCGGCAATACTCCTTCTATGGAAGACTTGTTGGCTGAACACATGGAAGGATATGTTGCTGATTTGATGGAGATTGAAGATTATCACCAACAAATTATGTCAAATCCTGGAATGAAACTTTGCATTACTGACGGTATCGTGAGTAGCATGAATTTGTCTGTTAATGAAAAGACGGGCAACCGTGTTATTTGGATTGAACCTGCTGATGGAAATTATGGGTTTGAAGAAGAAGAGATTCCTGAATCAACCCCATGTTGGATTCCTTCAAATGTGGACATTGATTTCGGTGTAGGTTCAGATGTTATCATTATTGGCCGAACCAATCAAACCCGAAAGAAGGATGATGATGGAAACCTTTCTGATGATGAATGGAATCCTGTTTCATTGAATGTCTATGGTATTCTTCCCCGTATTTCTTTGGGTGTTGCACCTGAAGATGTGGGTGATACTAACGACGACGAAGAACTTTCTTATTGGTGATTTTAATAGATTACCAAAAGATTGGAATGTGAATCTCGCTTAGGCTATTGTCATAGAGATACACCAATGGCCTACGAGTTGCCGTGTATATGTTGGCGGTTTGAATGACATACGACGGGGTGCAAAGCCTCTACAATAGGTGATTATATGATTAGAGAAAACACAAGTTATTTTAGACTACATCAACTTTGTTTTGATATGTCGGAAGTGGAATCTATTGAATGGAAAAGATTGGAAGAAGAACCAGACAATCCATATTCAGTAAGAATTCATTTGAAAAGCGGGAAACAGTTCACCCGACAATTGTTTGAACAACAATTCAGACAATTAAAAGAACAATTTAAACAACAATTAGGAGATGAATAATATGGGAATTGGAAACAAAAAAGGAAATGCAGCAGGGGCTACTCTCCAAGCAGCAAAACAAAACAATAGCGAGTCGGCTTTCAAACAAGCCAAACTTCGTGCTATGAATCAAAGAAAAAAGTTGCTTGAACAAGAACAAGCATTTTTGATTTGTGGGATTAGTGGAAATCCAGGAACAGGTAAAACAGGTGTTGCTTTGGATTGCCGAACAGAAGAAGAACGAAAGACACATTGGCTTTTTGTTCTTGATTTTGATGAGGGTGCAGAACCTACATGGCGACAACATTGGAGTGAAGATGAAAAAATTGTTATCTTCAACCCTCATGTATATAATGAGGATATGACTGTTGATTATTTGGCTACGGCTGATATGGCTCGCTTCTTTATCGCTATGGTAAATGAGGCCATTGAATCTGGTAAGATTGAAGACGGTGATGATGAAGTTAAAATTGAGGCAGTTAAGGCTATTGTTTTTGATGGGCTTGATACTTGGCTTGATACCACAAATATGATTGCTCGTTTGAATCATATTAAGGGAGGCGACCCAAGACAGGCTGATAAAGTTAAAATGGTTCCGACCCAATGGTATGCAAGGACTGAAGAATACAAGCGTTTGTTTAAAGCCGCTTGTCAATTGCGATGCCACAAATTTTTCATCACGCATATGAAAGAAGTGCATGATGGATTTTCTATCGTTGGAACAAAACCAGATTGGGAAAAGAACACCACGGCAAAATTGTTCCAATACATTGAGTGTAAAAAGGAAGAGAAAGGTAAAACTTTCAAACTTACTGCCCATGTCCGAAAGTCTAAAACCAACAATGAGAATGTTGGACAGACCTTTACCGTTATGGAAAGTAGCGGTGGAAAGGTTGAATGGACAGGTATTGAGTCTATTAGAAATGGCTCTCTTTGATTAGGTAAAGGGTGTGTGCCTAATGTTGGGGTTAGTCAGATAATAACGGCTTTATTGCTGACAACGGATTTCCTCCACCCGTTGCCGTTTCCCCAATAAGGAGTTGATAATATGAAGTTTAAAGTGAATGGAAAAGAATTGAAAGAAAAGATTGAAAGCGTGTTGCTTAAAGGTAAGTGGAACTACGGTTCAAACAACAAACTAACCACTCTTTCATCGTCTATTATTATGGGCGTTGATGTTGAAGAGATGAAATGTAGTGTTTGGAACGCTGACCCTGCAACATTTGTAGAGAACAAAATTTCTCTTATTGAATATGAGAACACGGTTGCTGGTCGTTTTGCTATTGATACAGATATACTTTTAAAGTATCTTGGTAATGAAGTAAGTGTATTTTCTTTGGAAGATAACTTACTTAAGATTAGCACAGAAAAGAAGACTGTAAAGTTACCTCTTCTTGAACGACACCAATATAACGATAACATTATTCATAGTATTTCTAATATTACTATGAGTCGTGTTTTAGAAGAGCCCGTTGTTATTAGTGCAAGAACATCTCTATCTACAAGAATCAAAATCCCTACGGATGAATTAGTAGATGCATTTAAGGATTGTGAGAATGTGGGTAACTCGGTATACAAGTTAAACTTCGTTGCGGATTCTGGACTTACCGTATCTTCTACCAAAGAAAATGAATCGGTTGCAATTAACATTGAAGCAATTGAATCTATTGGTGATGATGCTATCGTTGAGTTTTCCGCACCGTTTTATAAATACTTGAATAATGGAATTACTATTATTTCATACAATGACGAATCGCCAATCTCAGTTATAAATGGCGACTATAAATTACTGAGAGCACCAAGAACAGAAGGTTGATAAAATGAATGAAGAACAAAATAAAGAATTGGAAAGCCGAGCATCTGCATTGGATATGCTACTACAAATGGTAAGCATGATTCAATATATGACAAACGCACTTAATATTGAAGCCGCAGGAATTATTCATAGTGGTGGATGGTGTAAAGACCTTATTACAAGCGAATGTCCTATATGTAAAATGGAGGCCGCCAAAAATGACAATAAAGATGAAGAGCAATAAATGTTGCATTTGTAAAGAAGAACATCTTGATGAAACATATAATGCTCAACCTGTTATGGAAGGTAAGTGTTGTAAAGCCTGTTATAACGGTGTAGTGGTCTATCAAAAATTTAACCTTGCTGGACTAACTAAATACGACTACATGTATAATGTAAGTCATACATTGGAGGGATATGAATGAACGACCATCAAGATAGTGAAAACTTTTCCTATGAAAGAACATGGGAAGAAATAGAAGACTTGTTGAATAAAGCCGAAAGAGAACAAAACAAACATCTAACGGCACTACAAACAAGAAAACCAAAACCGCTTCTTATGAAACACATGAGAAACTACAAAGGATTAGAGGGAGTCATTTACGCCCTCCGATGGGTTCTTGGTGACTTAAAAATTGATGAAAATAAAGTATTAGGGAGAGAGAAAAAATGAAGATTGAAGAAAGAATGAGTTTAACCTACGATGATATTAGTATTATACCTACATGGTCTGGTATTAACAGTCGTGGAGATTGTGAATTATATACCAACATTGGAGATTATTCTCTTGCTACACCATTAATTGCATCTCCTATGGACACCGTTTGTGGTGTTGATATGTGCGTTGAATTATCTAAACTTGGGGGAATGGGTGTGCTACATCGTTTTCAAAGTATTGATGAACAGGTTGATATGTGTGATGAAATAGATGCTAATGGTGTTCGTAATTATATGGCGGCTGTTGGTGTTGGTGAATCGGGGCAAGACCGTTTGGATAAAATTATAAATTATACCCAACTTAAAGGTGTTTGTATTGATGTTGCTAACGGCCATCATTCCTTGCCTATGCAAATGGTTAGTTATGTCAAGAGGGAATATGAAGATATTCATGTCATGGTAGGCAACATTGTTTCTAAGGAAGGTGCTATGGACTTAATCAAGGAAGGTGCTGATACTCTTAGAGTCG